ACCTGGTAATGAAAATGTACCAAGTGGTTTTACAGGGACTGTTAATGTTACTGGTGGAGGAGCTGCAGATTTTTGGACTTTGGTTGCGGTTGCTTCTAGAGAGGATGGTGATCCTCAAGGATGGGCCGATGTTGCTCAATCAATTTATAATAGACTTGCTTCAGGTAAATATGGTGGAAAAACAATTAAAGATTTAATTGTTTCTCAGATGCAGTATGAACCAACTTGGTTGTATCCAAATGGAACAAAAGTTAGTAGAGGAAAACCAAATCCCGAATGGTATTCTATTAAAGATGCTGCTAGTGCATCAGCGGCTACTGGAATGTCTGTTTCTGCAATGCAATCTGTTGCTAATGTACTTTTGAATGCTCAATATCAAGATAAGGCGAGATCATTTATTGGTGGTAGAACTGATTTTATGGGTGGCAGTAATCAACCAGGGCCTGGGGATATAAGAAGAACATCTAACTCGCCCAATAACTTCTTCGGTTGGTTTGTTGGTCCAGGTTCAAGAGCATATGGAGCAACTAATCCTAAACCAGCAGCAGTTCCTTCTTTCAATACCACTGAATCAACAATCACTGGCACTCGTAGTTTTGGGATTGGTCCTGGTGGGTTGCCATCAACCGACCCGTCAAGTTTAAAAATAAACAAAAAAGGAGAAATTTATCTTCACTGGAACGCTGCAGACAATAACAGCACCTTCGGTGGCGGAAATAAGTATCATGCTATCTTCACTGCTGATGGGAAGAAGTATCCAGCAAATCCTGACTACAGTAACTTTAGGACTCCAGAGGGACACACTGCATATAGAAATAGTCGTGGTATAGGACTGGCAGTTGCTGCTATGAAAGGATATAATTGGTCGTATGCTCCAAAGAAAAAGCAGTTAGATGCTATGGCAACTGAAGCTGCGACTATCGCTAAAGCATGGGGTTGGAAACCTAATGATATTAATATAAAGAATGTGATGACCCATGCCGAAGCAGCAGCAGGTAAAGATGGTAGATTATCATTACACACTCCACCAATGGCTGGCGCAACAACAGATCCTGATAACTATGGACCAACTTGGTGGGGTGGAGATGGTGAAAGAAGTGACCTTCATAAATTGTCTGCTAATGCCCCTGATGGATCTGGTGGCGGCATTCTCCGTAACATGATTAAGAATAGGATGTATTATGGTGGTAAAGTGTCTGGTAAGAGAGGGCAAGATATGATTCCCGTGATGCTTACTCATGGTGAATTCATTCTGGATGTGGATTCAACTAAGGCACTTGAGGATAACTTTCCAGGTTTCTTGGATGCTTTGAATCATGCAAAGTATGACCAAGCAATTGGTGTGCTTAGAACTTATGCATCATATGAATCGGGTGCTCAACAAACTGCACAGATACCAATGACCATCATCAATAATATCGTTCAGTCACAAAAACAGAATTCTGGTGGTGTTGTGGTGATGTCTTCTGGTGGTTCGGTTGATGATTATGGGGAAGCATTGGCAGCAGGACAATAAATACTGTATAACCAAAAAGTATTATGGCAGAGAATTTAAGTTCAGATAAAGCAAGAGCCAGTAGTATTGATAAGTTCTTACTCATCTCTAATAAAGATGGTGATATTAACCTCAATACGGCTATTTCTGAATTAAAATACTTTGAGAGTATTAGAGAAGCAACTGTCAGAATGTCTATTCTTTATAATGATAGTGGTGGTTCAGTAAAAGGTAAATCAGTTCTTGAGGGTCTTCCTTTAGTTGGAACAGAGAAAGCACAAATCAAACTAAAAGACCTCAATGATAATAAACTTAATCTTAATTTGTATGTGACTAGTGTTGATCCAATTCTTGAAGATGCAAAAAAGACTGTGGTTTCTTTACAGTTAGCATCAAAAGAATATATTCGCAATCAATTAGTAAGAGTGAATAAAAGATTTGATGGCAAACTATCAGACCACATAACTGAAATTCTTACTAACCAATCTTTTATTGGCACAGATAAAACTCTTGATATTGAAGAAACGCAAAACAACTATAACTTTTTTGGTAATAACAAAAAAGCATTCTATACATGCACTTGGTTAGCTAAAAAAGGAGTTCCCAATACATCATCTCCAGGAAAAACTGCTGGGTATTTCTTTTACGAAACTAGCAAGGGATTTAATTTCAAATCTATTGATAAACTTATCGAACAAAAAGTAAAGAGAAAACTTATTTACAATGAAACACCAGATAGCAAAGGAGCAAATATACCGCAAGGATATGATGGAAAGATTTTAGAACTACAGAGTGATAATACTATTAATGTGCAAAGCAAACTTGAAAGTGGAACTTATTCGACAAGAGTAGTTTTATTTGACCCATTTAATTGTCAGTATCAAGTGATTGAAAAAAATATAAACCAAACTGAGTCTGACTTAAAGTTAGCAGGAAAAGAATTACCAAAACTTAATGAAGAGTATAATGAAGCAGTCGGTAGGTTTACAAGAACAACATATATGTTGAAAGATAAAGGTTCTCTTCCATCTGGATCGACTGAAAATCAAATTAATAAATCTAAGGAACCAAATTTTGATCCAGAAAATATTTTGAATCAATCAATAATGAGATACAATCAGTTGTTTACTATCCAAAAAACTGTTACAATACCTGGAGACTTCAGTCTTAACGCAGGAGACACAATTTTTATAGACATACCAGAAGCAGGTAGGGATAAAAAGAATCAAAAACCTAACCACGAAACTGGTGGTCTATATATTATATCGGATTTATGTCACTACATTACACCTGATCGTTGTCTTACTAAACTAAATCTCATCAGAGATTCTTACGGAAGGAAGGTAAACTAAAATGTCAGATAGAAGCATTCAACAACATATTAATGATGACAAAGATATTCTGGAGAACGGAACATTATCTCCACAGATGCGTCGTCATGTATCAGATGAACTCGATCACTTAGAGCAGTATCAAGCAAATCATCCAGATGAAGATCATGACCCAACACCACTTGAAATGTACTGTGATGAAAATCCAGATGCAGACGAGTGTAGAATTTACGAAGACTGATAGCTAATGGAAGGAGGATCGCTTTTCACATCAGGGTTTGCTGGAGCCCATTTTAACTGGTGGGTCGGTCAGATTGCTGACGACTCCTGGTGGAGAGATAACAGTGCAAGTGGAAAGCATGAATCTGCAAGCCAAATACCAGGTCAGTCAAGAAGACATAAAGTCAGAATTATAGGATATCATGATCAGCAAGAGGAAACTATTCCTTCTGATCAACTTCCTTGGGCGCAGGTCATGTATCCTGTCACGGCAGGTGGTGGTCAGCAGGCTTCATATCAAACTCCAAACCTAAGACAAGGTAACTTTGTATTTGGTTTCTTTCTTGATGGAGTTGATCAACAAGTCCCTATCATTATGGGAGTCTTGGGCAATAACGCCCAAACTAAACTAAAGACTATCATTGGAACAACTGATTCCAACTTTGGCCCTACTAGTGGAAATGCGGAGTCATCTAAAGGAGAAACTGATCCCAATAAAACAGTTCCCGATTCTGACCTGGTAATCACCAAACCAAAAACTCTGGATCAACAAGATGATACTGATCCACCTCCACCAGGAGTTAAACTTAATAAGTTTGGATTACGACCAGATAAATCTCTTACCAGAGAACAACTGAGAGATGCTCAAGCAGCAAGAGCAGAAGCAGACGCAAGAGGCCTGACTGGTCAGGAAAGAGAAGACTTCGTAATGAAGGCAGTTGCTGATGGCATTGCCGCAAGAAAAGAAGCAGCAGAAAGTCCTACTTCACCATCACAACCAGGAGCAACAAAAGAGAATGCTGATGCTGTTCATCAGCAATCAGTTGCTGATGTTAAAAAGAATGAAAGACAAACTAGAAAGATTCCTCTTGCCGATCCATATAATAGTGTTACATCATCGATGAAAAACATCCAGATTATTCTGGACAATCTTACTAAAGATATTAATAAAGTTTTAGAGACTGCTAGAACATATGTCGATGCCGCAACGAATGTGTTAAATGATATTGATCAATTAATTAGCGGTGCTGCATGTATTATTGCAAAATACATGAAACCAATATTAGATCAAGTATTGCAGTTTATTCTGAAAGAAGTTCACAAGGCAATTGCTCCTACTGTAAATATAATGTTCCCAAATATGAGACACATGGTGTCAGATCTTAAGGAGCAAATTACTAAACTATTAGTTTGTTTGTGGGAAAAAATTATTGCTAAATTGTGCGATCTTTTAAATGGAATCTTGAGAAACGGTCTTAAAGGTCTGTTAGATGCTCTTGATAGCAGCA